CCCATGCTCAGTACGCTGCCAACAGAATCGAACCTGTAGAGCTCCGTCCCCGTCACGACGAACAGATACCCAAATGCCCCGTGCATCCCGCGAATAGGGCCGTTTCCGACAGTCGAAAACGACACCACCCCAGGCGCACGGCTGAGAATCAGCGGCGTCTTGGCGTCCGCTGGCAACACCTCGGCGTAGCAGTTCACCAGTCGCGCGGGGCTAGCCGGCGTTGACCGCAGCGTGTAGGAGTGAACCGGGAGGCTAAGGCGGGCCATCAGTACCCGCGCTGAATGTCGTAGGTCGATTCAGCCCCTTCGCCGTGCGATACCGTCCACAGCGAAGCCGGACGCTGCGCCAGCAGCATGGCGTTTCGCAGCATCCGCGTGTATCCAGCCCCGGCGACAGCCGCCACAGGCTCCGTAACTACCGCCCCGTAGATCGGGGCCATGTTGATAGCGAGCAGCGCCTTGATCGTGCGCACGTCTCCAAGCGGGAGCACAACGGTATCGCTGGTATCCGCGATCTGCGGCCAGCCGAGGTCGATACCATCCTCCGCAAGAGATGCCATCAGTTCATTCAGCTTGCGCACGCCGTCCGCGCCCTGTTCGGCGCTAGGCGTTTCCGTCTCTGAGATGACACCGATGTTTCGCAGGGCATCCGTCACAATCTCTAGAGCAAGCATTGCCGCTCCTTGGAAGAAGGGCCGGTGTCAGTCCCGGCCCTGTTTCGATCAGTCCCCAATCGCTGCCGGGATACTGCCCGAAGGCCGCACCACCATGACAGTCCAGGTTTCAGAACCCGGATTGACTGAGCCAGCCGTCGGGTTAACCGCCGTGATGGCTACCGTGTCCGCCGCGCTCACGCGGGCATTCACGACACCAAAACCAGCCGTAGCCGTAGGCTTGGAAACGAACACGAAATCCCCGAGCTTGACGCCGGGAACAGTCATGCTCTGTTCCGCCGTGGTGACAGTTGCGATAGACGCAGGATCGAACGTCACCTGCGCTATCCCCATGAAGCGGCAATTGCCGCCCAGTACACCTACGCTCATGGCATTAAGCGTCCGCGTGAATGCGGCAAGCCAGCTGCGGCCGAATCGCTGCGAATCCGTACAGGATGTCGAGGCGAGTCTTGAAGTCGCGGGTGGCAATGTCGAAGTCACGCACCAGGGAAACCGTCACGCCGTCATACGTCGAGCTGGCCGCCATGTCGGTGCCCTTCGGCATCGGCAGGTCGGCAGTCACGAACGTAAACGCATCACGGTAGAACGCCAGCGAGCCGTTGACCAGTTCCGAAGCGCCCGCCGCAACCTTGACGATTGCGCCGCTGTTCGGCATACCGCCAGCGGTCACGTTCTGACGGCCAGTCGTGGTGTAGATCGCCGGGGTGAACGTCAGTGAGCCAGCGCCACCAGCGTAGTCGGCGGCGACCACGAACTGCTGGAGAACGCCGGTCGAAACCTTCGTTTCAGGATGCACGCGGAAGCAGCCCGCCACCGTGAACACGTCGCCAGCCTTGAAGGTCGTCGCGCCGGTCTGCACCGTAACCGAAGTAGAGCCGTTGGCCGTAACAGCACCGTTGACGGTGTAGGTAGTGGCCTTGAGCGCCGTGCCGGTCGTGTGATCCGCGATGATGGTCGATTCCATCACGTCGAATCCGGCAGTCTGCCCGATGATGCCATCGGTGTACTGGTCGCGGATGTTGTTCGCGGAATGGAACAGGCCCTTCGTATCGTTCATGAACTTCGTGGCGTGGGTCGTGTTCAGCACGGCGTAACGCTTGGCCATCGGGGCCAGGTTATCCGTCAGAACCTGACGCGCGCTGTTCAGGTGGCTGAACGCGAAGGCCGCACCGTCGCCGTCGACGATGTTGTAGACCTTCTTGTACATGCTCTGAAAGAACGTGCTTTCCACGTTCGCAGCGATGACCGACACAGCCGGTTCAATGAACCGTTCGTTGAAGTCATCCAGCGACAGCGCCAGATCCTGCGAAGTGAACTGCATGTCAACGCCGCCGACCTGCGACACCGGCAGATCGACCTTGAGCTCCGTCACATCCTGCGCGGAGTAGGTCATCGTGCTGCGGTAGGTGTATTCGTTCGGCAGGCGGACGCGCAGCGTGTCGCCGATCTTGCCGCCAGCCTTGCCAAACTCGCCGTCATACTGGCGATTGACCGACCGGATGAGCTGGGACTTCTGGTGCAGAGTCATCGCAGCCTTGCGAGTGATCTGCGAAACCGTAAGCAGTGAATTGGACATTATCTATTCCTCAATTTTGCGAGTCGCTTTCGTTCAAGTTCGAACCACTCGCTATCGGAAAGTTTGTCTCCGCTGGGGTCAGTAGTCCGCACATCGGACGCAGTACCCTCGGCTTCGATCCTTCCAACAGGCGGCGGTGCCTTACTCACAACGGGAGGGGGAGCAGCCTTAGCGGCTTCTATCCTGGCCTCGATACGTCCGATCTCGCGGGCCTGCAGATACGGCGGCAGTCGGTAGATTTCTCTCGACTTGTCCGCGTTCTCGGCAAGGTAAAGGAGAATTTCCGGCCCGATGTCGCTGGCCTGTGCTACCTCGAGCATTTCATCGCTCAAAGCCCACTGGCCGCGCTGTGCGCCTTCGATCACCTTTTCCGCGTACTCCGGCTTGGCTTTCTGGAATTCGGCCTGTTTGCGCTCCCAAGACTTGTTCGTCTCGGCTCGCTGTGCGGCTTCTCGCTCGGCTGCCAGTTCGGCCTTTGCGGCCTCACGGGCTACCTTTGCGTTCCACTGCGATACAGCAATCGCATACTTGGACTCATCCCATCCAACCGACTCAAGCGTGGGGAAATCCGTGGACGGCGCGACCGTCTCTGTTGGCGCTGTGTTGCGTGCCTCGAATTCTGCCAGTCGTCTTTCGAGTTCCTGGGCACGATATTCGGCACGCTCGGCCCTGCTTAAGCCTTCGTACTTTTCGCGTGTGAGTTTGTCGAAACGCTCCTGTACCCGGTCGCGGGGTTCAGGCTTGCCGGTTTCAGCGGCAGCAGATGCAGGGTCTGCGCCTTCGGTTTCCGTTGGTTCGGAGTCCACCTCTCCAACTTCAACCGGGGCTTCTAAATCAGCGTTCGCAGGCTCAAGGCCAGTAGTATCCATATATCACCTATACTCTAACGTGTCAAGCGGGAACCGCCGCTAGTCGGGTTCATTCATCGTCCAGAAGTAGCGCAGCTATCAGGGCGATGTGTTCTTCAAGCTCGATCTGATCCAGCACCCGCAGCATCTGCTCCAGCGCGTTGCGGGTGCGGGCGTCATAGGCGTTCAGGATCGCAATACGAGCCTGCTTAGGCAGTTCCGGAACGTTTGCGGCGTACTTGTCGGCCAGGGCCTGCAGGCGGGCGAGGTCCGCTGCTTCGGCCTCACGGGCCTGCTGTGCGGCCAGCAGGCGGGCTATCTCGCGGTCTGTGGCGTCCTGAATCTCGCGCTGCTCGGCTTCCTGTTCCTGCTGTCGGCGCAGGCGAACGTCACGGATGCGGCGAACGTGGTGATAGTCTGGCCACCAGCCACCGCCAGAGCTGGTATCAGGGACAACCACTGGCGGAACATATGGCGTGATGAGGTCCGGGTTCTGGTACTGCGCAGTGTCCTGTACCGGCAGGATCGGCAGTACGGGGTTCGGCCAGTCGCTGTTGTTGTATGGGAGCGGCGGGGCGACATACGTCAGTAGTTGCAGAACGCCATTAACGGGTTCTGGCTGCTGCACCTGCCGAGCGATGATCTGACGTGGCCAGTCAACGGGCTGTGCTGGCGTCTCTCCCCTGTAGCTCGCCGTATCCAGCGCGTGGATACCTAGCGTGAACGACAGACGCTGTGGATTCGGCCAGTCAAGCTGATTGAACGGAAGGTCTGTAACTGGCGGAGTCGTTACCCCCTCATGCCGGTCTGGCATCAGCGGCTGCTGTACCTTCCGCGCAATAATCGGATTGAGCCAGTCGCTGTTGTTCTTTGGCAGCGCGGGCGCAACGTAGGTCAGCAGCTGCAGGACGCCATTTTGAACGTCAGGTGTCTGGACTGTTACGCGGACCTTCGGATTCTGCCAGTCGGTCTGCTTGAAGGGCGCGGCAGCCGGAGCAGAGACAAGCGTGGTCTCCAGCAGGTTCTGCGCACCAGTCTCTTGCGGAACAGGCTTTGCAGCGACTCTTGCATCTATAGCCCGCTGAACAAACGGCGCGGAAGCCGGAGCCTGCACCAGCGTCGTACCGAGCAGGTTGTTCAGAGTGCTAGGCTGGATTACCCGTCGAGCAACAACCGGATTCGGCCAGTCGGTCTGAACAGTAGGCGTCTCAGCTCGGTAGCTCCCCGTGTCAATGAAGTGAGCGCCAAGCCCCTGAACCGAGCGCCTGTACTGCGGCCAGTCGTAAGGTATGAACGGCGCATCAACTGTAGGTGCTGTCGTGCCTTCGTGCCGATCCGGCATCAATGGCTGCTGGACGCGCTTTACTGCATTGGGATTCGGCCATTCCGTTTGCTTGAACGGAGCAGCAGCAGGAGCCTGAACCAGCGTCGTTTCAAGCAGCGATTGGACGGGATCCGGTTGTGTCCTGTACGGCGCTCTTTGCTCAACGACTTCGATGATCTTGCCGGCAGGCAACTGCGACTGCACGGTAAGCAGGTTTGCTGGCAGTTGAGGCTGCTGTACCGTCCTCGCACGAACCAGATCCGTCGAGACCGGAGTGAAAGGAGCCTGGGCAACAGCAGCCAGAGTCGTGACATTCAGGTTGGCCGTCGCAACGGGCTGCTGGGCAATCTTGCGATGGATGACCTGAGATATCTGCTGCGGGATGAACGGCGCTGCGGTGACAGCCACCGCAAGGGTCGTCATCAGTAGGTTTTGCGCTACCTGAACAAATCCCTGCTGCCGAGCAATAGGACGATGGACTATCAGCGGATCGCGTGGCGCATTCTCCGCCGCCGCAGACCCTGCTGAGATCGTGCTTAGTGGGGCAGAACTTAGTGGTCCGAAACCAAGCATGGCCTTACCAGCAGGTGATGATTACAAGCCCTGAACC